AAGTGATCTCTTGAATCAAAAGAACAGTTACCAAACTTAGTTCCTACAAATGCACCAACAAAACTTACAGTAGCAGATACTTTAATAGCACCATTAGGAGTAGTAGAAGGAGTGTAGTTTCCAGAAGCTGCAGTTCCCATTGTTTCAGCAATAGTATATACAGATTGTGTAACTAGACCAGCAGCAGTAGTTGCATTTATAATAACACCACCTGCACTTACAGCAGTAACAGTTAAAGTTGCATCAGTTGTAGAACCTGCTTGAACAACAGTTAATACATCACCAACAGCATAACCTGAACCAACGCCAGCATAACTAAATGTTAAAATAACACCTGTTCCGCTTATAGTTAAAATGTTAATTGCAGCACCAGATCCTCCAGCAGGAGAAACGGTAGTAGCAGCAGCAGCACCAGCAACAGTTACAGAATAACCTACACCACCAGATAAAGTAGCAGTCTGAACACCCATTAAGTCATCTTCAGCTACAAAAGGCTTGATTAAAGGATTTCCTAAAACCATGTTAGCCATAGTTGCAGCAACTAATGCAGGATCAAGATAATCTTGTCCATCAATACAGCAAACATTTGCTGAATCTCCAATAGAATATGCATTGTGATTTAAGAATCTTAGTGCAGGTGAACCCTTTACATCCATTCTCATAAATTGTGTTGCACCACATGGGGCACAGTCAGAAGCTAATGAAATAGTAGCTTTTGATTGAACTGCTGTTAAACAGTTAGCATACCAAGCTCTAGAAATATATCTAGGATTGATACCTTTAGATTTTACTGATTCTTTGTACCCACCGTGACCTGGATTGTTTCCAATAGTATCTTTAGTGTAAAAAGCACCTTGTACTAAATAAGCTAATGAATTAGCTGGTAAAGGACCTGCAGGGATTGCAATAGTTTCCCAGTTTGAGTCACTAGCAATTCCCATTTCTCCGGGAGTTAATGCTCCTGTAGTTGTACCTCCAACTGCATCAGTGGAGTCAACTACAAACGTTTTGTAAAACGCATTATTAAAATATGCCATAATTTTTATTTTGTGTGAGGACCATTACCCCCACCGGTTATATATAATGATTTTCACAGTTTACTCTGTTTGTAACTTCTGTGTTACTATAATAATATACGCATTTTTTTTATAAAAACATAAATTAATTATTTCTTTCTCCTGCTTGAGTGCCTCTTTGTTGTTGGTATATATTTTCTATATCACCAGCTATTAGTGCGGCAGTATCATCCAACATTACTTCTACTAAATCATCTTTAAATTCACATTCTATATTTACAGTACTTACAACACCTGTATAAGGATCTGTACATCCCAATACTTCAATATATATGGGTTTTCTATAGTATACTAAAACAGGATTTACAATATTAAAATCTGTATCTCTATAAATTCTTATTGTATTGTTCTGCATAGTGCAGAATGTTTCACCCCATTCAAAATCAGGATTCTTTAAAGGATCTCTAAGTAGTATTGGTACATTAGCTACTTCAGATAGATATACAGTCATTGATCTAGGATCAGTACAGCACTCTGAAGTAGCATCAGTATTTACTCTTTTATATTCTAAATATTGACCTACAGGAAAGTTGTTAGATTCAAAATAAGTATCAGTAACAGAACCTGTTAAAGATAGCTCTATCAACAATGGTTGTAAATCATCTATTCTTTTTTTAGATAATTCATCACCCTCTTTATACATATTACCACCATGCAAATTTCTTCTGCACCATTCTAATTGTGATTTATTAAATGCTTCAACAAATTGCCAGCATTCTATATTATCATAGTCTTGACTATCTAATTTATTTAGCCGTTGCTTTAATTTGAGTAAGAGAGTGTTATTATTCATTATCTAAATTTTAAGAATTCCAATATGGTTCAACTTTTTCAAGTAGTGACATTAAGGATTCTTCATTTTCTGGATTCTTTAAAAACTGTAAACATTCAGAAGGAGTTTTACCAAGTTTGATACCACTATCTATTGGTTCAATCCAACCACCTGCTTTTGTTGTAATAAATCTATAATAAAGGGAATCTTTAATTAACGCTCTTATTTTCAACTCTTCCATTGAGAGACTTGATACATCTATAAACTGAGAAGCTGCTCTTTTCTTTGAAGACTCAGCTCCAAATCCATTAATGTATTGATCCATATTTTCATATAGTACATCATTAGGTGTAGCTTTTACATACTGTACACTATCCGCATCACATATTTTTGAAACATACATAAGTTTACTTACATTAGAATCATACATGTTTTGTAGAGCTACTAAAGCTTTATTTTTTAATTTACTAAGTTCAGTTCTTGTAGATAAAGATTCTTCTGCTGTATCCAAATAAAACTTATAAGGAGTATTAGATTCTTTAGCTTCTTTTAATGATTTTGCAATAATAGAAAAACCACCCGCATTAATAGCATATAATTTAATTAGATCATAAGGATCTTTTACTGGATCTAAGAACATTGGATCATTACCACATCTCATACTAATCTTATCCCAAAACTTAGAGTTATCAGGTTTCATAATAGTTAGCTTATTCCAAAACTCTTTATCTTTAACATCAACAACATTAGCTGCTAACTCTGCTTCAAGCTGTGCAACCGCTGCTCTTATATCTTTAATCTTAGCTTCTTTTTCTGCTTTAGGTAACATCTTTACTTCAGGAGCAAATTCATTTAAACCTGTTACATAACGCTTAACACCATTCATTTCTAAACATGCTAATGATTCTTCATGAAATACTCCATCATGCAAGGATAATCCATAAGTTTCTAATCCCATATTTTCTTTACCAGGATTAAAGAAAGGCCTTACAGCTAAAGTCTTGCTTTTAGTTTGTTGATACTTTTCTACAATTGTGTAATCACTCATTTTTGTTTGGTTTTTAATTAATAATTATTTGTCAGTCAAAAGTACAAAAATTTGTACATTTATTATTAATATTTCTAAAGCAAGGTTTAACCCTTGCTAAAGTTTTTGACTTTTATTAAACTACTACCTTCAAATCACCAGTGGAATGATATAGATCACCTTTGACTAAACCTGCTGCTATTGCTGCAGCATTATTTGCATAGTCTTTGACTAATATATCTTTACCAACGGCTTTAGAAGCAATAATTTTAGAAACACTTAAATTAGTGAATTCAGTTGTTTTATTTGCTTTTTTTATATCTAGTGCCATGATTATTTGTTTTAAAGATTAAAATAAAAAAGGGAGGAGGATTAACCCCTCCCCTTTAATTATTAGTTCTAGAATGATCCTCCTGTTACAGGGTTTCTCATTACAATTTTAAGAACTTTAGTTGGATCTTTAACCCAGATAGCTGGCATAGTTTGAGTCATCATAACTCTATAACCATTAAAGTTACCAGAAGATGCAAAACCTTGAGTTCTTCCCATATAGTCCATAGTACCATTTTGGTAGAACCACTTAAGTTGATTATCCCAAGATAATTTCAATAGGTGGATGTTATCATTTCCTTCATCCGTTACATCAAAGATAATAAAGCTAAATGAACTTAGAGGTCTTCCATCAATTAATGGATTCTCAATATCATTTGTATTTAAGTTATCAAATGCTGGATTCAATACAAACTTAACGTTTGCAAGGAAAGGAATAGTAAAGCTTGTGTAAGCAAAACCATAATCCAAATCCATACCTGAACCGCTAACAGCTCCAATTTCAGATGCATTTTGAACTAGACCTGAACCATATACTTCATCAGCAATAGCTTTGTTGATCAATTGCATTCCTGCAATACCTGTTTGTACAACAAGTGATCTTTGTGGGTCTGGTCCTTTAAATTCAACTTTACCTTGATAGAAGTTGTAAAGTTCAGACTTAAACATATCAAGAGTAAATGATGACTTGTTATATACTCTTTTGAAAGAGTTATCTAACTGTGACCATAAACCTACAGATAATCTAATATCATCCGGTCCATCTTGCTTAATTCTACCACCTTTACCCCACATTAGGTAAGTCTCAATATCCGTTGCAATTTTAGATAAGTGAGCTGCTTCCATATTAGTAATGAAAGTACGTGTAAGACTACCATTTTCCATAGCTTCTCTTGCACCCGCTTTACCCATATTTGCCACTAAACCTTCAATAGAAGGAACAGATGGATTTGCTGCATCAGTATTGAAATTTCTCCAAATCTCAGTTACTGGTACAGTACCATCAGCATTCAAACCACCTTTGATCATAAGATCAGCACGGCTAGAAATAGAATAGTGTACGTGTGCTTCTGCTCCTCCTACAAAGTTGTAGAATTCACGGAAACCAGAACCTGTTTCAATGTCAGAGAAACGCTCTCCATACTCACCTCTTGCAGAACCTTTACGGAAGAACTTTGTACCTTGTGCCAAGTACTTGTTATCCAAAGTAGCTGCATTGTTATTATTTACCAATTGAACAGTATAGATAAAACCGTCACCTGCTGGAATAATATCATCAGCTGTAATGTAAAGTTCTAATCCATTGTACTTATCATAAGTGATAATATCACCATGACCAAAAGTTCTTTTGGAAATTTTAATTCTAAAGGTTGTACCATCACCACCTTTTGTTGTGTTTGTTGAGTCAATATCTGCCACAATGTATGGAAGATCTTGAGCAATTGGAGTTTGCCATTTGTACTCACCACGTGCATTGTCTACCATAATGGTATTCTTTCCACCAAATGAAGCCATTTGATACAAAGGCATTTCTACTTTTTGGGTCATAGCCCAAAGATCAACTGGTCCCATATCCATAGGTTCAGCAGAACCTAGCATTTGAGTCAAGTGATAGGAATCAACATGAGAACTAGCCTTGTAGCTTGTATCTCTCAGGAAAATTCCGTTGTTTAAAACTGGAGTTGCCATAATTTTTACTTGTTTTTGTTATTATTAATTGTTATTTATATTTAATCCTCTAATTAAATTCTTTTAAAAATGTTGTTAGTTCTTTGTAATTTTTTACCTGCAGGTTTTCTTTTAGTATTCTCTTCTTGTTGTATACCTAAAGAGGTGGAACCACCAGCGTTTGATTGTTCAGTTTTTAATTTTCTCACTGTTTTCTCAACGCTCTTTTGTGCACCCTTATCCATTATTTTTGCTTTGTATCCATCAGGATCTTGTAGCAACCATAAAGCCTCAGAAATTAATGTATAGTTTGGTTCAACAAACTGATATTTTTCTAAAAGGTGTCCAAGTAAATTTGTATTACGTCCACTAACTGAAGGATAACTTGGTTGAACTAACCCGTTATACAACATTGCTTGTGTTCTTTTATCTACTTTAATATCTCCAAGTGAACCATCTTTTAATGTATCATATACACTTGACATATATTGTTTAGATGCTTGCTCTTGTTGTGCTTTTTTCATTTCTTGCTCTGCAATTTTTTTAGCAACAACTTTTTCTTGCATCTTATCTAACTTAGGTTTAAACTTTGCAGCTTGTTTTTCTAACTTACCTAAGTCTTTCCATATTTCTATTTCTTCAGATATTTCTTCTTGTGTTCCATATCCAGTAGCACCTAAGTACTCTCTGATAATTGTTTCCTGACCTTGCTCATCTTTAATACTTAATTCTTTTGTAGTCTCAACTTGACCTAAAGTTGAAAACAAACCTTTTAAATCAGTACCGCCATCTGCCACATATCTTGCAGCAATTTGCAATTCTTCAGGTAAGCTATCAAAAAACTGTTTTGGAGTTTCACGTCTTACTTGATTTGCCTTTTCTTCCAAGTTGGCTTCAATTAATTCTTCCCAATCTTTAGCTGAATAATCTTCTAATGCTTTTTCATCATCAAAAGGAACAATTTTTTCACTACTTATAAGTTTAGAGAATACATCAGATATACCTGAAATTGGTTTTCTGCCTCTTTTAGTAGCTGGTTCATCATCTTCTTCTGAATCATCTAAAGAATCTAATATGCTTTCAGCATCTTCAGAAGCTGCTTTAACAGTATCATCTGATTCTTCTTCATTTGAAGTTGCTTCTTTTACAGCTTCTTTTTTAGCCAGTAAGTCATCAGCATCATCTTTATCAGGATCTGCAAATGAAAAATCTGCTTTTTCTCCTAATCCAGATAGAATGTTTTTGTTGGTTTTTTCTTCCGCAGGCAAAGTAACAGTATCACCCCCTGGTGCTGCACCAAAGATGTCATCAATGTTAATGTCTAATGTCTCTACGTTACTGTTCACTGTGTTTGTTTTGGTATCCATATTATTGTTGGTTTTAATATTTAATCCTTATATATATAATATACAAAATGTTTTTTCACATACAAAGCAATAAACTTATATAATTTTAATTTAAAGTAAAGTTTTTTGCAGTATATAGCTAACACTTATTTCTTATCTTTCTTTTTATCAGAAGATTTTACATCATACTTGTTTTTGTTTTCTCTTGCTATTTCTAATTGAGTGTTTGCTATCTGTGTTTGTGATGATATTTTTTGTCTTTCAACATCTAGTTTAGATTTCTCCAATACACTCTTCATATTATTTTCTTCACGCTTTAAATTAGCCTGATCTTGATATTTAGTAGTTTCTCTAATATCTTTCATTGCATCTTGGAAATCAGATACTTTGTTTTCATTAACATCACTCACAGAGCCATAACCTGCTGCTCTAATTTCTGCAATTGTTAAATCATTTTGTCTATCCTTATCATTTTCCTGCAACTCAGCTTGTATCTTTATTTGCTCTTCTTGAGCTTTAGCTTGAAGTTGTTCTTGTTGCATTTGCTGTTGTTGTTGCATTTCTTGCTGTCTTTGAGCCTGAACTCTTGCTTCTGAATCTTTTAATATGTCAGTTACTTCAGCAATAGAATCTGCTTTTACAATATTACCTAATTCAAATATAGATGCACCCGTTGTATTATTTGTTAAAGCCATTTGCTTTAGTTGTTCAAGGATAGCTCTATGATTAGTTTTTGTTGTTGCAAATACATTGAAATCTCTTAATAGTAAATCTGTACCATTAATAGTAAAGTTCACCTTTGCTGCTTCACTAGATATATAAGATAATCTTACACTAGGGTTAGTACTATTATAGTACTGAGCCAGGTCTGTTCTCATTTGGTGAACTCTAGGCATTAAATGATCTGAATGCTGTACAAAATAGATCTCTGTTTGAGCATATGATTGTTGCATAGCATTTACTACTCCAGTTGCTGTTTGAGCTGATACAGCTCCTCCTAGACGTTGTGGATTAATACCTATTGCATCAAAACATTGTTGCTTGAAATAATTAGCTAATTGTATTCTTGACATTAATCTACCTGTCTGCTCCATATTAAGAGTCTGATAGTGATTAAAGTTTGTAGCATTTTCTGTATTAGTAATGGATGTATCTAAAGGTAACATGCTAAAATCTTTCATAGCAGTATATGCTTTAGCATAATTGTTTTTACCCCAATCTTCACCCATTGAATGACGTGGTAATGCATTTTGATCAAACATTATTACAGTACCTAATTCATCAATAAGTATATCTGCTATTTGATTATTTACCATGTTATATCCAACCTGATAAGCTTTCATTAAATCTACTAAAGATGTTGATCTAGTATTCCTATCAGAAAACACTCTACCTTCTACAGGTAGTTTGCAACCGTATAATGAATTCTCACCTTTAAATTGAAATGGTAATCTACCAGGTTTAGTTCTATTAATACCTAAATAGATAGGATTAACATTATCACCCATTGTAGTTCTCCACATTGCTGGTACATTAGGTCCTACTTTTACACCACCCCATGTTTCATTAATCCATATCCAATCTATGTGCTCACCTTGCAATAAAGTTTCTTTGCTTTTATTTTTAAATATAGATGTATCATATACAGCTTTCTCTGTTACTTTAAATGTTTCATCAATAATTTCCTGTGTAACTTCACCATCAAATTCTATTTTAGTTAAGTGACCAACTTTTCTTTGAGTCTTCCAATATATTGTAGAAACTCTCATTAACTCACTATCTCCATTTTGCTGTAAATCTTCACTCTCATCTAAAATTTGAGATACAATATCACCACCACTTGCTGGATCATTCCAGTAATTACTTGTGTATTGTCTATACGCTAAACCAGGAGCATTTGTGTTCCATTCATGTGATCTTGTAGCATCATAGTATGAACCATCATTTTGATAACCATTAACTTGATATTGAGCTGATTTTGCAGGATATATTCTTTGCAAAGACTCAAGCTGTTTCATATCCATTAAATAACCATACTTATCTACTACATCAGATACAGTCATTAAATCAATTTTACCTACATAACTAGATTCAGATATATATCTTTGGTCAGGAGATTTTTGATAAAATGTAAGTACAGGATTCCATAACTCTACATCATAATCATCTTCCAACATACGGAAATGCCAAAACTCTCTATCAGCAATAAGGCTATCTCTAAACCCTCTTTCTTCAAGTTCCTGCATTTTAAATCTTTCTTCATCAACATTTAATTGGTGAGAAGCCCACTCTTCAACTGAACTTCTATAAGACTTACTAAAGTAGTCTTCTATTTCAGGAAGAGATTTAAGATTTTCTGGTGATAATTGTTGCTGTGCTTCTTCTGATGCAGGGTCCATACCCATTTCTATCATTCTTTGCACTAGCTCTCTTTCAGCATCTGCAAGTAATGATTCTTCAATTTCTGCTTTTTTCTGTTCTAACATCTCATTATATGATTTGTCATCAACAGCTCTAAACTGAACTTTATTATATCTCTTAGCAAACTCTCCACTTAAGACATTAATAACGTTAGGAACAATAGGGTAAAACTTTAATTCTAATGCAGACTCATTTTCTGTTGTTAGAACATCCATCATATCTTTATAATCATTGTCTTCTTCAACAATATAATCTGTTTTATCAATTATACCTTTAGCTAACTTATAATTCTTTAGAAGTCTTCTTGCATTAATACGTAGAAATTCTATTCCTTGTGTTTCAAGCCAATCTAAATTCCATGCAGCCCAGTCATCAGTTTTTTGTTTAGATGAGAGAAACTGAATAGGTTGAGTTAAACTAGAATAGGTGGGTCCGCCATCAGCTTTAGCACCATTCTTTAACTGCATTGCATTTAATACTTTCATTCTAAAATATATTTAGTTGTTCTATTTGTAATTTTTAAACCCTGACCTTGATGGTCTAGATCTATTATTTGATTTTTTTGTTCCAATATTCTTAAACGGACTATACTTTAATTTAGTGAATTTTTCTGAATTTACCAAAGAATTATCCTCTGATTCACGTCTTTTAGAGTAACCTCTATTTGACTGTTGTATTCTAACAAATGCAATTAATGCACCAAATGCCACTAATCTATCCACGTTAAGACCCGGATAGTAAGCTAACATTTCTTTAATAAGCATGGGATCAGGTATTCTTTCAACACCTAGTGTTTGATTTATTACAACACCATTTACATCAGTTTCTTCATCTATCACTTCTCTTAAAAACTCTATTGCATAAGATATTAAATGACTTTTAAATAGTGTACCTGTATTTTTCCATCCGTACTCTTGATATACAGTTCTGTTAGATCCTAAATCTTTTAAAAATAATATTTGCTGTTTAGGTACTAAATATCTTTGTTTTTTTCTAGCAATCATATGCTGAATAAAAAGAGATATATTATTTTCAACTAATGTCCAAGCATTGTACCATTCAATAATCATTTCTAATCTTTCATGTGTCTTATTGATGTCATCAAATCTTCCACACCATGCTGCTACTACTTTATCTTTTTCTATAAATTGTTCTACATCACCAGAAATAGTAGTCCTTGTTACTTCAGTAGCATTTTTATATACAAATATACTACACAAAGAATCAGATGTAGTTGTCTTTCCTTCTGATACAGGATCAATAGATGCATAGTATGCTCCAAACTCTGGATTTTTTACAGGTCTTTCCCATACTACAATTGTTCCTGTTTTGTCAGTTTGTTTCTTATTTACTGGAAACTTAGATATTGGTAGCTTATTTGTTCTTTTAGCAAAGATACCTTTTTCATCTCTATCTAATTCAATTAACTCATAAGGGTATTCTTTTTCCTCAATTCTTTTTTGTTGTCTACTTAACACTGCTTGTGGAAAAACGGACTCCTTTCTATATGCAAAAGCTTCTGCAATGTTTAAAGGTTTCTGAGATATTCTTAATTGATATTGTTCCCCACTTAATTCATTTTTCCACTTTGCTCTTTCTGTAATAATTGCTTCTATTGCTTCTGCTACTAAAGAGTTGCCGTATTGATCAATATGAGGTGGCATAGACCACTGTTCAGGAATAAATAACCCTGCCATACCAATACCACCATCTGCGTCCATTAGATTAGTTTCTACAGCATATATATCATTTGCTTTAGGATTTAGTATCATATCCTTTAATGGATTACATTGTTCTAAATCTCCAACTGATCCAGCTGCTATAAACATACCCGTTGTTACCATACCAGATGACATTGCAGGACGTAAGTACTCATATGTCTGCATCATTTTAGGAGCAATACCTGCCTCCTCATGAAAGAAATAAGTTGTTGGTCCCCCAACACCAGATGTTGCATTTTTTTCAAAAGAAGCACCTTGTATTTTAGATTTTAAACCTCTTGCTGTTTTTCTATTACCTACTTTAACTTCTATTTGTTGCTGCCATAATAATACTTTCTCTGGATTACTTGGTCTATACCAAGCAGTATGCTCATTAAGAAAAGTTTTATATTCATCTAAGAATTTCCAAGAACCCTTATCATTAATATAATCTTTAAGAGAAGCACCAATTTTACATGTGCTACCTTCTTCAAACCAATAAGTATTTATAAGCTTACCCATGTGAAAGTAAGAAGATGCAATCTGACGTTTCTTTAATATAGCTGAATGTTGAAAATGAAGTTCAGCTAGTATTTCATATAATGCCATGTGATACTGAGCATCACGGACTTTAGCAAAGCCATACTTTTTTTCTTCTTTATCATATATAGGTAGAAAGTTTAACCACATATAATAATCACGTGTTAGAAACCAAGTAAGGGGTCCTTCTTTATAGATAACCCCTTCCCTGCATTTATTCTTTTGATCTTCCCAATAGTTTATAAAATCTTTAGATCTAAAAGGTTTATCACAATAAAAACCTTGTTTATTAAAAGTTTTTGCTTCTTTATTAAATTGTTTAGACATACTGGTAAAATTATATTCACCAGGCTCTTTAAAAATATTTAATAAGAATTCAATAAAACTTTCTCTATCTTCAAACTCTGTTTCAGTCCAATTATTATTTTCATAAGTTGGTATAGTCCTATACATCTCTTAGGATTGCAAATATATCTCCTTCTTGTATTAGAAGGTGATCTTCATTATTATGTTTCAT